TCAGCAGTTATATCCAAATACTAATGGTGCAGAAGTTACTGCCGCTACAGTAGGGTTTGATTTTTTTTCAAATGGATTTAAACCATTTGAAACAACAAATACCACGATAAATGGTTCTGGCGATACATACATCTACATGGCTTTCGCTGAGAGTCCACTAGTAGGAACAAATAACATTCCAGCAACAGCTAGATAACTATTGCAACGCACAATAAAATAACTATATAGCTAGTTATGATACCTTATAACGAAAGCGAGTGGGAATGGATTACAAAGCAGTAAAAGATTATTGGACTAAATTCTTTAAAGATTGGCAAGATGATGTAAAGGAAAGTCAAAAAGAAATCTTGAATTATTGGAAAGAATTTTTTAAGAAATAAATTAGAGAAGGCATTTAACAAAATAGGAGTGCCTTATGGATTCAAAAGACTTTAAACGCTATATTGCTGACCAGCTTAAAAGCTATCTATTCAGCAAACATAACTCTTATTCAGCTAAACAAAGACAATCTCGTCCAAGAGCAAAAGATAATATCATTAACCCAAAGATGAAGGGTATCTAATGTGTTTTATTAAAAAAGCTATCTGTAGATTTTTATTACCTTATGTCAGTAGATGGGAAAACAAATTATGGCGTGAAGTTTACGCTAGACCAAGAAAATACTGCAAGTGTTCTGATATGATTGAAAAGATTAAAAACAATATGCCTAATAAGGATATGTTTAAATGAGTGATGAGGTTGTTAAAGAAAAGATTGATAACCTTGAAGAACAAGTCATGCACAAACTTCGTAATAACGAAAACCAATTAAGGTTTATTTATGACGAGATCAAAGACATACAGAACAGAATCAAATACATCATTATGGGATTAATTGGTGGGTTTGCATTAGTAAACTCTGGTGGTATAGAATTTATTAAAGGACTTATGTAATGCAAATATCTTCTGAAACATCTATTTCAATGCCTATGAGAAACTTACTTTCAATCGTAAGTGCAGTTGCTATTGGTGTCTGGGCTTATTTTGGCGTAATTGAAAGATTAAATAATTTAGAAACATCTAAACAACTTATGGAAGCTGATCTTTTAAAAAAAGCAGAACAAACACCAAAGAACTTAGAAATTTATATGTTAATTGAACATAATGCTAAACAAATATCAAAACATCAAAAACAATTAGATGATAATGTTCATACTAAAGTTTTGCTTATGGAAGCACAAAAGAAAATTAACAAACTACAAGAAGATGTAGAAAAGTTAATTAGAAAGAACGGACACTAATGGTTGAGGTTATTGCATTATTACTTTACTTGGGAAATCCACCAGAATTAAAAGAACATACGCTGATGCCTGATTTTGGAAAGTGTTTAGAAAAGAAAAGAATAGCAACAAGAAATTCTAACAATGCCACATATCAATGTGCTAAAGTAATGGCTACAGTTAAAGACGGTAAAATAATTAATATAGCGAGTAAATAATGAATTGTATATTTAAAGTAGCTATGGGTTTTTGTTTATTACTTAGTCAATGTAAGTGTAAACCAAGACCATCACCGGCAAACCCTAATCCTAAAAAATAATGGCTAAGAAATCTAAAACATTTGGTGCTACAGTATTGTATGTTAAGAAACAAAATGGTAGTTCACAAGGACGCATCAAAAAATCGTCTAAGGTAAAGACAATGAACAAGCATAAGCGTAAAGGCAGAACTAAAAAACAGATGCGGTATAGAGGACAAGGATAATGGCAAGACAATCAGCTACAGAAGTTAAATTAGAATTTATTTGCAGAGAAATTAAAGAATTAAAAGTTGAACAAAAGAAACTTCGTGAGGACATTAACAAAGGCAAAGGTGCTTTATGGATTCTCTTAATACTTGCATCTATAGTTACAGGGGCTTATAACTACTTCAAATAGTATGAATAAAAATAAAAGGATATTGGTAATATCCGATTTACATATTCCATATCATAGAAAAGATAGCTTTGATTTTCTCAAAGAGATTAAAAAACAATTTAAACCAGATACAATTATAAACATTGGTGATGAAATTGATTGCCATGCTTTATCATTTCACGATTCAAACCCAGACTTACCTAGTGCTGGACATGAATTAAGTTTAGCTAAAGAATACATTAAAGAACTAGAAAACATATTTCCTGAAATGATTTTGTTAGATTCTAATCACTCTAGTTTAATTTATAGACGTGGTATTAAGCATGGAATACCAAGAGGGTTTCTAAGAGAGTATAATGATTTTTTAAATGTTAAGAAATGGAAATGGGTTGATGATTTAGTATTAACTTTGCCTAACAAACAAAGATGTTTATTCACTCATGGTAAATCAGCAGATGTAATTAAAGTATCGCAAATCCATTCTATGAATTGTGTTCAAGGACATTTTCACTCAAAATTCAGGATTGATTATTGGGCTAATCCTGATAACCTTTTATGGGGTATGCAAGTAGGTTGTCTGATTGAACAGAAATCTATGGCATTTCATTATGCAAAAAACTTTAAAACAAAGTTTGTAATGGGGTGCGGAATGATTATAGATAGCATACCAAAGTTAATGCCAATGGTATTAGATAACAAGGGTAGGTGGATTGGGAAATTAGTATGAAGCTAAGTGCAAATTTTACATTGGAAGAAATGACTAAAAGCCAAGTAGCGGCTAGAAAAGGAATACCTAATAATCCTAATGCTACTCAAATAGATGCGTTAAAAGAATTATGTATGAATGTACTTCAACCACTTAGAAGTTATTATGATAAACCAGTTGTAGTATCATCAGGTTATAGATCATGTGAACTTTGTATTGCTATTGGTTCTAGTATTGATTCTCAACATTCTAAAGGTGAAGCGGCAGATATTGAGATCATGGGAGTAGATAATAAAGAACTAGCAGATTACATAATTAATAATTTAGATTTTGACCAAATCATATTAGAGTTTTATGAAGGTGGTAATACTGGCTGGATTCATGTCAGCTATGTATCTACTAAAGAAAATAGAAAACAAAAACTGAAGGCATACAGAGATGAAGAAACACAAAAGGTCAGATATATCCCCTACTAAAAAACAAATAGGCGGAGATCATTATAAACAACTACCAATCTCAATCTCAGAATTTCTGTACAAGAACAAAATTAATTGGTATTCTGGAAACGCTATTAAGTACTTAGTGAGATTTGATAAAAAACATTCAAACAAAGCTAAACAAATAGAAGATTTGAATAAAGCTACTCATTATATACAACTTTTAATAGAACAGCTTAATAAACAGGTCTAACAAGCCGAATTTTAAGTTTTAGCTATTTTTAGCTATCTGGGTCATGGTAAGGCAGATTCGTCAAAATTTGAGGGGTCTATGGCTTAAAAAAGAACAAAATAAGAACGGAGTAAACCATGATTTGGAACTTATTAGGAATGGCAGTTAAAACTGGTGCTGAAGTCTATAAAAACAAGAAAGAATCTGAAAGACTAGAATCTGTTGCAAAAATGCAACACTATCAGAAAATGGCTGAAGGTAAAATTGAATGGCAAGGTAAGATTATTGAAAGCCATAAAGGTGATTACAAAGATGATTTTGTTCTAATTGTGTTATCAAGTCCAATTCTATTATTAGCCTACTCTGTGTTTGCAGATGATCCTGAAATATCAAACAAGCTAGATATATTTTTTGACAAGCTAGAGAATATGCCTTTTTGGATAGTTGGACTCTGGGCTTCAGTAGTTGCGGCAATCTACGGATTAAAAGCTACAGACATAATTAACACCAAGAAAAAATGAACTACTACGAATATCATGTAGTGATTGCTTATAGAAACTTAGAATCTTTTGAAATAGGTTATACTGGTTTCTTGATTGAAGATACTGATGACCAAACACAAGTTAATTCTTTTCTCGGTCATATTCATTCCAATCAGAATTACGAAGTTATTGCGATTGAAGTTGATAAGACACCCATAAACTTTTCTATGTTTACTGATCCTAAAACAATTAACACTGTCCATTAAACCATTTAGTATCTCTGTTATTTTTTTTACACCAAAGATAATGATTGTATAAAATCTTTTTGTTTAATTTTTCTCTATTCCACAATCTTCTTTTAGATGGGTAAGACGTAGTATTTGTTGCCTTCATGGTATTCTTTTAATTGTGCTTTAGGTAACATTTCCATAATTTGGCTGATAGTCTTAATGACCATTTTATCATTAAAACAAAAGCAAATATAATACTGCGTATATTTAGGATCACACATTACTGTTTCCCATGCACAGTATTTTTTAATATCTCTAATTTTAAGTTTATTTGATGCTTTAAGCTCTGTGTAAAATTACTTAGATTTGTTGTAACAAAAATAATCAGGTTGAGCAACCATAAGACCAAGACGAGTCCAATGTGGTATAGGTGATTCAAATAAATTTTCATCTGCGTTGAGGAGAAGTTTTTTAAAAGCATAGCCTTTATCTCTGCAATAATCTTCAAACCTTTTTTCTGCATAGTTAATATAATTTTTGACTCTATCATTATAGTTCTCCATATTTAGTTTACCTTTGTCATAGATTTTTTTGTC